CATGCCCCTCGGGAAAACACTGTCATTAAAACGTCGTCCCATCTGCGGCTCGGTAGGGTCCACTGACCGACCTGAAGCCCAGTACATCGTAATCAACATCGACGACATCCTGAGAGACTTCATCAGCGATGTCGACTCCAACGTTGACGATCTCGGCTACAACGTGAAGGCTATCCTGTCCGAATACTCAGGCTTTGCCCATGGGCGTTCTACGGATAGCTACATGCCGTTGGCGGATACGCTGTACAGAAAGCGGTATGTAAATAATGAAATGGATGCAGAATTCATTGCAGAGAAATGCATGACCTACCTGTATCCCGGAATAACGGAGTTGATAAAAGGCCTAGGGTACTTAGCTGCGTCAATATACCAAGTGAATTTCAAGATAGTGAAGTCGACGCGCAACACTACTTGCGATGTGATGTTCAAGGTTATTTGAATTGGGGGATAACGCATGGCGCGTTATGAAATCGTGGGCTACTGTCCAGCACTGGCAATGGTTCTCGAAGAAGCTTGCTACAATAAAGTGCCGTACGAGCACTGCGACGAGTCACCCCCGTTCCCTGTCTGGCGAGCCCAGAGTGAGAGGAAGCGTTTCTGGGGAGATCTCGAACGAGCGTTCGTCGACGTGGACCTGCTGGACCGCGAATATGAGCACGTAATGGATGAGATGTATCACGCTATCCTTACTTGTGAAGACGATGATTTGAAAGAGATGGTGCTGCGAGGCACTCTGAAGCATCTGGACGTCGACAAGCGTGGCTACTACAGAGCCATCGAGGAGTAATAGCGTGAAGCTCGTTTCCGAAAACACTGGCAAGACGTTGACCTTCGAAACCGTCGCTGGTGAGAAGTACAGCAACCTGAAGTTCGTGTCGCTACCTGACGCGGACATGGTGGCGGATACCGGTTACGATCCAATGGCCAGGCACACCCAGTACTGGCCGTACATCAATGACGGTACCCCAAACGACTATCGGGCCTACCCGTATGCGAAGTTCATCAATGCCGAAAACAAGGCGGTGTACTTCGGCATCCCGTGGATTCGCGAGTCGTCGATCGTGGAGAACTCATCTCCAGCTACCATGTTTACCTTCCCGGCCGGCACCACTGCCGCTCAGATTGACAACGTGCGAGCCATGTGCCTGGCCTCAGGCATTGAAGGCTTCACGGTGACTACTCTGTAGTCTATCCCCACCTACTGGCTACGGCTGGTGGGTGGGGAGGCTATGCCTCTTCTTTTTTTTCTTACTGGCGAACCTAAAGATACGTGAGGCAATTAGTAAAGGAAAGGTCATGTCCGCCGAGAATCCGTTCCTGTGGGATGTCAGCAAATATAGTCGCGACATCGAAATCCGTAAAGGCTACATTCAGCAGGTCGCTAAGTACCTGTCGCTGCAACTTCAGAAGCCGTATGAAGATTGCTTGAAGTATGTGGTCAACAAGTTCAAAGAAGACAAAGGGGTGAAGTTCCGAGACCCCGGCATGTTGCAACTGGTCCGCAGAGGTCCAGGGCACCGCGAGAAGGACGAAACCACGTTCCTCAACTACGTGGAAGATATCGTACACACCGGCCGCATTGTGTCGCCATCTCTTGTGGTGTACGAACGTCCAGAGGTTGAGAAGTCCGTTACTGCTGAGTGGCAGGACGACAACATCAAAGCGCGTAAGAAGTCGAAGAACGCGATGTTCGAGTTCAAGCAGCTCGGCGAATTGATGAAGGCAGCCCTGGCAGACTACGACCAGAACGCCCGTAAGATCCGAATCAACTCCGTGTCCGGTATGCGCGGCTTCGAAGGTAACCCGCTGTATCTGGCAACTGGTCACTCCAGCTTGACTTCGCTGTGCCGGGCAGCAGCAGGCTACGGCAACGCCACGGTAGAACGTTTCCTGGCCGGTTCGCGTCATTACCACAGTCCTGAGATCGCCAAGGCAAACTTGGTAGCGATGCTGACCATCGAAGATTCGGCTCGCATCCAAGCGGTGATCGAAGAGTACAACCTGGTCTACCCGTCGGTGGTTGACACTCTCGAGATGGTGAACCGGTCGTCTGACCTGTACTGGCAGATCCCTGAAGAGTCGACCATGATCCTGTCGATGATTCAAGGCATGACTCCACTGGAGCGTGCGACTGTCTGCTACTCTGGCGACTTGTTCCACGTTGCCAAGCTGAACCCTGATGTGGTCAAAGGGATGATGGGCTCGTTCATTGATAGCGACCTGTCCGACATGCCGGATGTCGATACCAAAGCTCTGCTCAAAACCCTTGACTCGACAGAGAAGGCTTACGTGAGTGCTCTGTGTGCTGACGTTCTGATGGGTACGACCCTTAACGAGGTTGAAGAGAAAGACCCAGCAGGTTGGCAGAAGATCGGCAAGATGGCGACAAAGTTCATCGCCAATCGTAAGAAGTACTACACGCTGATCAACGCGCTGTTTGCACCTAAGCACCTACCGCCTACCGTGGCATCGTTGAAGTCTATCCAACGCCGGGTATGTCTGGCAGCTGACACCGACTCCTCGATCTTCACCACGGCGTACTGGGTCAAGTGGTACACCGGTAACCTGAAACGCGGTAAGACCGAAGACAACATCTGGTATCTGGCCACTTACATGGTCTGCCAATGTATCGCGCACTCTCTGGCGATGCTGTCGGCTAACGTGGGTGTGGAACCTGATCAGATCTTCCGTCTGGCAATGAAGAACGAGTACGCATTCCCTGAGTTTGCACTCACTAACCTTGCCAAGCACTACTTCTCCACCATGTCGATGCGTGAAGGTAACGTATACGAAGAGTTGGACATGGAGATCAAGGGTGTTGAACTGCGCGGTTCTACTTCGACTAAGGCTGTTCTGAAAGCCCAGTCGGACATGATGAAGAACATCCTCCACACGGTAGACCGCGGCGAGAAGTTGCTTGCTCGCGACCTGTTGGAAGAAGTGGCTAAATACGAGATGGGTACCATCACGTCGATCAAGAA